CTTAATAAATTAAATGAAGAACAAATATTAATTATAAAACAAATAATTAAAGGTGATATACAATTAAGAGATAAAGTTTTATTAGAAAATTTATTAAGTATTAATAATAATAATAAATTTTCTAATAAAATTATATTTAAAAAACCAATAGTTCCAGCAACAATTATTATACAACAACCAATTATTATACAACAACCAAATATTAATATTGAATTAGAAAATATAATAGAAGAATATTTATTTATAGATAATTCAGAAAGTCTAGAAGATTATTTAGATAATAACTGTAAAGATGCAGATACAAAAAATAAATTTTGTGAATATATATTTGATAAGTTTTTTAAATTATCAAATGAAGAATATAAAAAAATTATAGAATTATTAAAAACATTAATAAAAAAAAAAATATTATTTAAGAGTAATTTATCACGTGGTTTATTAAATCTTAATTCAAATAAAAATATTAATTTAAATATTGATAGATTAAAAATGGTATTATTATTTTTAAAAAATATAGGCATTACTAAAGGTTTAGAACCATTAATAATTAAATATAATATTAATTAATTATGGTTTAAAATACATACATATTTTAGATATACAACCACATAATTGTAATAATGTATCAATCCCACCATTAATACGGATGTATGTTAAGCTAATAATTTCATAAATTTTTAAAATATATTCGTGTTCTAAATTTGTTTGGGTATGATTTTCCATTAAACATTTCATAAATGTTAATAGAATATCATTAGGTGTATAACCTTTATCATATAATTCAATAATTATTTTAATTGCATTATCTAAATCGCCTTTTAAACAATACTCTAAAATAATAGACATATATACTGGTTTTGGTTTATCTAATATTTTATAAATAGTATCTTCATTAAATTCTAAATCAGAATAATAAATACATTCTAAATTATTAATACTTTGTCTAATATCATAATCAGATACAAATAATAATTTTTTAATACCATCTTCAGTAAATTTAACATTTTCAATAATACATATACTTTTAATTTTAATATATAAATCATCTTTACTAATTTTAGCATATTTAATTATCATACATCTAGATTGTATTGATTCTGTAATTTGTGAACAGTCATTACAAATAAATACAAATCTAGTATTTTTTCTATATTCAGCAATAATATTAGATAATAAATTTTGGGCTTTATTAGTTATTGAATCGGCTTCATCTAATATTACTAATTTAATAATACCATCTTTAGTTTTTTTTTTACAAAAAGGTAATATAGTATTATTAATAATTGATAAACCCCGATCATCAGATGCATTTAATTCTAAAACATTATCATTAAAATTTGTATTTTGATAAATTTCTTTTGCTAAACAAATAATTGTTGATGTTTTACCTGTTCCTGGTTCACCAGTTATAATCATATTAGGTATTGATTTAGTTTCTAATATTCTATCTATTTTTTGTTTAATAAAAGGTTCTAATATGATATCATCTGATGTTCGTGGTCTATATTTTTCAACCCATGGTATTTTTATTTGTATATTTTTGGATTTATTTTTTATTTGGGTATTAAATAATGTATTCATATAACTAAAATATTCGAATATTTCTTTATTAGAATATTTTAATTAATTATATTTTATTTTATTAAACATAAATCTAAAACTTGTTTAATATTATTTACAGCTATTATTTTAAAATTATTATCTTCTAAATTATTTTCTTTTTTAATTATTTCAATATCTTCTAAATTTTCTTCTGGAAATAATACAATTTCAATACCCGATAATTGAGCCCCAATTAATTTTATTTCTAACCCCCCAATAGCCGTTATATTACCTAATAAATCTATTTCACCGGTTAATGCTATTTTATTATTAACCGGTTTATTTATTAATAATGAATATAATGCTAAAGTTATAGCCACTCCGGCAGAAGGACCATCTTTTTTAGTAGCACCATCAGGACAGTGTAAATGAATTCCAAATGGATTTTTTATAATTTTATTTTGAATTTTATCTGGTAATAAATTAAATGCTAATCTTAATGAATAACTAATTGATTCTTTCATTATAGCACCTATTGAACCAGTTATATTTAAATCTAATAATTTATTAGATGGAAATTTAATAGCCTGTATAAAAGTAATACCTCCTAGTGATGCACTATTTGCATATAATCCATTTACAATACCAACTGTAGATTGATTTAATATTTTTTTTGGTTTAATTTTTAATTTTAATTCAAATAATTTATCACAAAAATCTTTAGTTACAATATATGGTATTGTTATTGAATCATAAAATATTTTATTAAAATTAATTTCTCTAACAATATCAATTATTTTTTCTTTTATTTTTCTAACTCCTGCTTCCATTGTATAAGTACTAATTAAATATTCAATTAGTGTATCTTCTAAAATAATTTCATTGCTATTAAAACCTATTTCAATACATACTTCTGGTAATATATAATTTTTTATTATTATAATTTTATCTTTTAATTTTAATGCTGGTGTTTCAATAATTGTAATTCTATCTTTTAATATATAATCAATTAATGATAAATCATTAAAAGAAAATATTATTAATGCTTTGGATAAATCTAATTTAATACCTGCAAAAAATTTATCTTCAAATTCGTTATTTTGGGTTGGATCAGTTAAATGAGTTAATATTGATATAATTTCACGTCCTTGTTCTGTATTTGATATTTTATCTAATTCATCAATAAATATTATAGGATTCATACATTTGGATGATATTAATATATCTACAATACGCCCCCAAATAGAACCAACATAAGTATAATTATGACCCACTAAGGTAGAACCATTAACAGAACCCCCAATTGGTATAAATGCAAAAGGATGACATTGACCATTACTATCTTTTAAACACTGGGCTAAACCCTTTTTTATTAAGGCTGTCTTTCCAACACCTGGAGGTCCATGTAATCCTAAAATGGCACCGCCATTTTTACCATTAATCCATTGAGCGAATATTCGTTCTAATTGTGTTTTAGCTTCTTTATGACCGTAAATACTTTTATCTAAAATTTGTCTAATATTAATAAGATAATTTTGTTTTTCTATTTTATAATCAAGCCATTCTTTTGATAAATTATTGTCATTTCTATTTTTTAATTCTAATTCAATATCATTATCTGATATTAAATTTAAACCTAATTTATTTATAAATTTTTTTTTAAAAATTACTATTGAATTTTCATTATAAATATTAAATGGTATCTTTAATAATCCATCTAACCAATTTTGAGCCTTAGGATCACCTTGAAAATTATTTTTTATTAATTTTAATTTTTCAGTTGCTTTCATTTTAATATCATTATTTGTTTTTAATAAACTTATTCTTTTTTCATATGTTATATCAGTTATATCAAAATTTATTTGTTTTTCTTCATTTTCATTATTTTGTGTTGCAATATCTAATTTATGTCTTATAGAATAATGTAAAGCATTATATATTTCTATTGTAATATTTTTTTTATCTTTAGTTTTTAATACATCAAAAAGTATATGGGCTAATTTATTATCATCATTATTAGAAATTAATAATAAAGTTAATATATCAATTTTACGGTATTTACTACCTAATATAAATTCATTAATTAATAATATTAATTGTTTTGATTGTATATTTTCTAAATCATTATATTTTTTTTTAATATCAAGACATAGTTCATCTGTTAAACAAACTAATTTATCTCTTAAATTAATAGTATTAAAATAACTAATACTAAATGAAGATGATATATCTGTTAAATTAGTTTGTATATTATTTATATGGGCTTCAAATATATTTTTAACATATGGATTTTTAATTGCCATATTAAATAAGTCATCTTTAAATATACCCTGGACCACTAAATATAGATCATCTAATTTAATATATATACTACAACCATATTTATTTTCTAGTAAACTTATAGCTTTTTTATTTTTTTGTAATACTAAATTTTTATCATTTAAAATAGATATACAACCATCTTTACTATAATTATTATCAATTATATTTTCTTCTTCATCATTTGATTTTGTAAATATATTAATTTCAGTTTCATTATTAATAACTGTTTCATTATTAATAACAATTCCATTATTTAAATTAAATATTGATATTGGTCTTATAAAATCAATTAAAAATAATAGTTGAACGTTTTCCTCATTTGAAAAGTAATTAGACCAATCATTATTATAAAAATTTAAAATTAAATTTAAATTTTTAGGTGCAATAAAATTTTGAATTTCTATTACGTATTTTGTTAATTTATTTATTTTATAAAATTTAAAATTTGTAAAAGATGGTACTATATATAACTCATCTTTTAACAAATTCATTTTATTTAAAATATCTATATAATAAAAATTATAATCTTTATAAAAAGTCATAAAATTTAATTCAGTTAAATTAGTAACCATATTCCAATATATTGTTTTTAATAAATATAACTGTGATTTATAATTATTAAATTGGTTTATATGAAATTTAACTTTTCTAGAAAAATTAAATAATATTATATTATTTACAATATCCATATATTAGATATTATAATATTTATTAAATAATAAACTAATTAATCACTATCACTATCACTATCATTATTAATATATTCAAAATCATCTTCAATGAAATAACTATCATTTTCACTATCAATATCACCATTACTATCACTATCACTATTACTATCACTATCACTATTACTATCACTATCACTCTTACTATCACTATCACTCTTACTATCACTATTACTACCATCACTATTATTACCATCACTATTTATAGATGATATTCGTATATACATATTATTTTTATTAGTGTTAATATCAATAGGTAAATCATCTTCATCTGAATCATCATATATTAATAATCGGTTACTAATATATTTAGTCATATTAACTTAAGTTTGAAAATAATAGTTCATTTAAAAAAATAATTTTAAATAGTTATAATATGATAACAAATAATAATATGCTAAATATATGTACGTTAGGTTCTGTTGCAGATGGGAAATCTACAATGGTTAAAATGTTAACCGGTGAAAAAACACAAAGGGATAGTAGAGAATTAAAAAGAAATATTACAATTAATGCTGGTTATGCAAATTTAAAAATATGGGAATGTTTAGACTGTAATATTAAATATTCATCAGGTGAGGGTGTAATAGAATATAATTGTAGTAATTGTGATGCTAATTGTAATTTAAATAAACATATTTCATTTGCCGATTGTCCGGGTCATCAAGAATTAATTATTACAACAATGAGTTCAGTATCTATAATGGGTGGTTGTATAGTAATAATATCAGTTGAAACACCATTAAAAGATAAACCCCAATTGAAACAACATTTGTTGGCTGCCAAGTTTGCAAATTTAACAAAATTAATTATATGTTTAAATAAATGTGATTTACAAGAAAAATCAATTGTTATGGAAAGATATAATGAATTATTATTAATTTTAGAAGAATTTAAAATAGAACCATTAATTATTATTCCTACATCTTTTACTAATAATTGTGGTTCAGTTGAATTAATAAATGCTATTGATAAATATTTTACTATATCTGAAAATGATAGTTTAACAGAAAAAACATTATTTAGAATTACCAGAACATTTGACATTAATAAACCAGGAACACAATTTCAAAATGTAACTGGTGGTTGTATTGGGGGAACATTAATTTCTGGTAAATTAAAAATAAACGATGAAGTTGAAATTAGACCAGGAATTTTAACAAAAGGTAAAAATGGTAAATATACTCACGAACCAATTATAACAAATTTATTATCTTTTGAAACAAATAACAATAATTTAGAACAAGTAATACCAGGTGGATTAGTTTCAATAAGAACTAATATTGATCCTTATTATTGTAAAGGTAATAATATGTTATGTGGTAATGTATTAGGTAAAGTAGGTGAATTGCCACCAGTATATCACGATATAAATATTGAATATACAAAAATAGAAAATTTTAATGGTATTTGGAATCCAAAAAATGGGGACCAAGTATTTTTACAAATAGAAAATATGTCAGTTGAAGCCCGTTTATTAAAAGTAAAAAATAATAATATTTTTGCATTTCAATTAATTAAACCTGCATGTATTGATTCCAATTCAAAAATAATAGTTTGTAGGAAACAACCAATTATAACAATTGTTGGTATTGGTAAATTAATAATAAAATAAATATATATAAATTTTAAAATATTAATGTATAATTATTAATATATGTTGAATATATTTATTTTATTATTATTACTATTTATTATATATATTATAATTGTATGTATATTTACTAAAGATTATATAAATTATGATAAAGTATATAATTTAGAGGAAGATGGTTGTTGTATATATAAAAATATACTTTCTGATGATGACATAACATTTATAAAAATGAATATAGAACAAAATAATACTGAAATAGTAAAACAATATTTAATACAACATAATAAATTAAATAAAACAATTACTGATAAATTAAATTCAGATTATATATTTCAAGATTATATTTTTTTAATTAAAAAATCAACTATTCATACATGTCATAGAGATAATAATGGAATTTATTTTAATGAAGGACAAAAACATCCATCTTATACATTAATAATATATTTAGAAGATATGGAAAAATGTTTAGGAGTAGTGCCAAAAAGTCATATAAATGTAGATAGTAATAATATAAATTTATCAAATAATATTGAAAATTTATTATGTAATAAAGGCGATATTATTTTATTTAATGCTAATTTAATACATGTAGGAACAATAAATAAAAAAAATGATAATTTACGTATTCAAATGAAAATTACTCACAAGGATGATATTAATGCACTTAAATATTATCAAAATTATAATAAAATATTAAATACTGATAATAAAATACCCATACCAATTGTTAAATTTCAAAAGAATTTTACATGTATGTTTCCTTTTATTTCAAATTTAACACAATCAACAAATATTAATTCCGCCCAAGGAAGTATTAATGGTGCAAAAATAGGATTTTTTCAAAAAATATTTTCAACCTTATTTTATGGTAATAGTGATTTTTATGACCTACCTAATGGATATTAAGTTTATAATGCTATTACAAACTTAATCTTAAGTATTAAAGGGATATAAAAAAATTGATAAAGTTTTATTTATATAGATATAGTAACTATATAATGACGCTCGAATTTCAAATATACGATTTTATAGAAGACCACGATGTATTAGAACCTGATACAGAAAGTGAAGAACAAAATAAATTAGGTGATTATATAATTCATGTTTTTGGTAGAACAATGGACGATAGATCTGTTTATGCTAAGGTTATAGGTTTCAACCCTTATTTTTATATTGAATTACCTTCAAAATGGAATAATAATAGCAAATCAGAAATTAAGAAAAAATTAGAATTATTAGATAAATGGTTAAGATCACGTGATAATAATAAATTATGGTATCAATACAAAGAATCACTATTAAATATTGAATATGTTAAAATGAAAAAAACAGATGGATTTACATATGACCTTCAAACAGGAAAAGAACGTAAATTTAATTTTGCCAAATTAAATTTTAGAACTAGTGAAGGTATGAAAAAATATTCATATTTATTTGATAAACATGAAATAATGATTTATGGACTTTTAACTAAACCAACTAAATTTAAATTATATGAAAGTAATCTAGCACCAATGTTAAGATGTTTTCATATTAGAAAAATTAGTGGTTGTTCTTGGATAAGCACAACAAATTATAAAAAAATAAAAAAATCAAATAAAGAATCTTATTGTGATATTGAAATTAAAGTAGATTGGGAAGAATTAAATCCAATTGTTAAAGATTGTAATGCACCATTACGTATTGCATCATTTGATATTGAATGTTATTCTCACGATGGACAATTTCCACAACCTTATAGAAAGGATGACCCAATAATGCAAATAGGAATATCATATACTAAATTAGGTCAAAGTAATCCATATAGAAAATGGATAGCCTGTTTAAATAAAACAGATGATGTTGATTCCATTGAAATTGTTTCTTGTGAAACAGAATCCGATGTTATTGATGCTTGGATTAATGAAATTAATACTCACGATTGTGATATAATAACTGGTTATAATATATTTTATTTTGATGAAAAATATATATATGATAGATGCGATAAAATATTAAATATGAAATCAGAAGTTTCATATATTAGTAAATTAAAAAATAAATCTTGTAATTTTAAAGAAATTAAATTAGCATCTTCTGCATTGGGAGAAAATTTATTAAAATATTGGGATACACCAGGAAGAGTTCATATTGATCTAATGAAGGATGTTCAAAAAACATTTAACTTAACTAGTTATAAACTTGATTCAGTAGCATCTAATTTTATTAGAGGTGAAATTAAAAAATATAATAAGTTAGAAAATAATTATTTTGAATTTGAATGTTTATCAGTAGAAGATATATTTGTTGGCGATTATATTCATATTGAAGTTATTAAAGGTTTTATTTCTGATGATATTGGTGATAAATATATGGTAACTAATATTGATACTGAAAATAAAAAAATAATACTTTTAGGAGATACTATTTTAGATACTGAATTAAAAATATCTAATAATGGAGATAAAATATTTTGGTCTCAAGCCAAAGATGATGTTGGACCCAAAGAAATATTTGCGTATCAAATGAAAGGATCCAAAGAAAGAGCTATTGTTGCTAAATATTGTATTAAGGATTGTAGTCTTGTTAATCTATTAATTAACAAATTAGAAGTTGTTACTAAAAATTTAGAAATGGCTAATGTATGTTGTGTTCCATTAAGTTATCTATTTACACGAGGTCAAGGTATTAAATTATTTTCATTATGTTTAAAAGAATTTAGAGAACAATCATATGTATTCCCAGTAATTAAAATTAAAAAAGATGTGGATGGAAACGTAGAAAAAGAAGATTCATATGAAGGAGCTATTGTATTTGATCCTGTCCCACAAATTGATTATGAAGCCAATACAACTAAGGATTATGCATCATTATATCCATCGGCTATTATACATAAAAATATGAGTCATGAAACTGAAGTTACAGATCCAGATTATGATAATATTGAAGGCATAACATATTTTAATTCATCTTTTAAAGAAAATGATGGTACAACTAAATATATCAGATTTGCAAAAATTAATGATAACTTAGGAGTAATACCAACAATTTTATCAAATTTATTAAAAGAACGTAAGTTAATTAAAAAATTAATGAAAGGTGAAACTAATCCATTTAAGTATAGAATATTGGATGCAAAACAATTAGCCGTTAAAATTACAGCTAATTCTTTATACGGACAATTAGGAGCCGGTACATCACCAGTAGCTAACCGTAATATCGCTGCGTGTACTACATCAACCGGAAGAGAAATGTTATTATTTGCCAAAAAATATGATGAAGAAATATTACCGTGGATTATTAATGGTTTAAAAAATGCATATATAAATAATGATTTTGATACTGTTAATAGAATAATTGAATTAGAACTTAAAAATAAAGATGATAAATTTATTGATAAATTAAAAAATTATTGTAGTAATATAATAAGAGATTATACATTACAACCGGTAATTAGGTACGGGGATACTGATTCAGTATTTACTTGTTTTCGTTTCAAAGAACAGAAGAATGAATTATCAAATAATGATTCATTAATATTATTTAAAAAGATTATTAAATTTGGAGAAGAATTATTAAAACCATTCTTTTTAACAAATGATAAAATATTGTTTAGTAAATATTATAATGAATACTATAAAGATATATCAAAATTAGAATTACCTGCACCACCAAAATGTTTAATGATATCAACACATATAATTTTACCAGAAGAAGAAAGAATGAAACAATGTATTAAAGAATATTTATATGAAAATTATTTATCATGGTTATGGACTTTACAAGAAATTATAAATAAACAATTTGATAATATGGATATTAAATTATTAAATTGGGCTAGTTACTTAGTAACTAAATTTAGATTTACATATAATAATTTAATTGATAATAGAAAAGAAGAAGTAATACAACCATTAATACACGCAATAGAATCGTATTATACAACTGATAATGAATTATTATGGAATAAACCAACAATTGATAATATTAATGATCTTACTAATAAAATTAAAAATCTATTTAATACTGAAATAATTAAAACACATAATGAAATATATAAACTAGTCAAAGAATTTTTAGAAGTAATATTAAAAGAAGAATGGATTTATGCAAATACAATTCATAACATCCAAGAAACACAAGATAAAAAAAAATTAAAAAAAGAAAAAATATATAATAATAAGAATTTATATGAACTATTAGTATTATTTATTGAAAATAGATTAAAATTAAATTTTGATAAATATAAAATAGAACATTATAATAATATAATTAATTTTATTAAAGATGATCTAAAAGACCATATTATACAACCATTTTTAGATATAGAAAATAATAATAAAATATATAAAATAAAAATCTATAATGGTAGCGAACCAATCATAGATAAAAGGACATTAGATTTTTCAATTGAATTAGGTGAAATATCTGGTGAATTAGTTAAAAGTAGATTACCATTTCCCCACGATTTAGAATACGAAAAAACATTCTGGCCCTTTATGATCTTAACTAAAAAAAGATATGTTGGAAATAAATATGAACTAAACCCAAATAAATTTAAACAAGATTTTATGGGTATTGTATTGAAAAGACGTGATAATGCACCTATTGTTAAAGAAATTTGTAGTGGTATTATTAGTTATCTAATAGATAAAAAAGATCCAATAGGAGCTAAGAATTTTACAGAAAAAACATTAATTGATATGTTTGAAGGTAAATATGATATTAAATATTTTTTACAAAGTAGAACACTTAAATTGAAAGAATCTTATAAAGATTGGACTAAAATAGCCCATGTATATTTAGCTGAGAAAATAGCTGAACGTGATGGTTCAAAACCAGAATCAGGAAACCGTATTGAATATGCTGTTGTTGTACGTGAAAATATAGATAATAAAAAATTATTACAAGGTGATATGATTGAAACAATAGAATATATTAAACAAAATAATATTCCTATTAATTATATGTTTTATATGGAAAATCAAATAATGAAACCTATATTACAGTTTTTAAAATTAGTTGATAAAAATGCTGAAGAATTATTTAAGAAAATGAAAGATATATATGGTAAAGCTAAACCTATTAAAATAAAAAAAGAAGTAAAACCTAAAAAATCTATTAAAGTTACTGAAAATGATTTATCATTAAAAAAAATAGTAAAAAAGAAAATTAAAATTGTTGAACCAATTATTAATGAAGTTATAGAACCTATTACCGAACCAATTATTAATGAAGTTATAGAACCTATTACCGAACCAATTATTAATGAAGTTATTGAACCAGTTATTGAACCAGTTATTGAACCAGTTATTGAACCAGTTATTGAACCAGTTATTGAACCAGTTATTGAACCAGTTATTGAACCAATAATAAAAATTAAAAAAAGTAAGAAAGTAAAAGAACCTATTATTAATGAACCAGTTGTTGAAGTTATTGAACCAGTTGTTGAAGTTATTACTGAACCAATAATAAAAATTAAAAAAAGTAAAAAAGTAAAAGAACCTATTATTAATGAACCAGTTGAAGAAGTTATTAATGAACCAATTGAAGAAGTTATTAATGAACCAATTGAAGAAGTTATTAATGAACCAGTTGAAGAAGTTATTAATGAACCAGTAATAAAAATTAAAAAAAGTAAGAAAGTAAAAGAACCTATTATTGAAGAAGTTATTACTGAACCAATAATAAAAATTAAAAAAAGTAAGAAAGTAAAAGAACCTATTATTGAAGAAGTTATTGAAGAATCAGTTACTGAACCAATTATTAATGAAGTTATAGAAGAAGTTATTAATGAACCAATAATAAAAATTAAAAAAAGTAAGAAAGTAAAAGAACCTATTATTGAAGAAGTTATTGAAGAACCAGTTACTGAACCAATTATTAATGAAGTTATAGAAGAAGTTATTACTGAACCAATAATAAAAATTAAAAAAAGTAAAAAAGTAAAAGCACCAATTATTGAAACTATTGAAAAATAAATTATTTTTTCAATAATAAGAATTTAATTTAATTTAATTATCTGAAATCATATTAATATTTGATGTATTAATTGATGATATACTATAATTATTTTCATTTCTAATTGAAACAGAATTATTATTATTATGTTCGGAAGAACTAATATAACTCAAATAATCAGTACCTTTGTAACTATTTTCACTAGTTTTATTATTTTTTTTATTATTTTTTTTATTATTTTTTTTA